GAATCATTATATTGAACTCTCAAGAGCAATGGAGATGGTCTGATGTTATTAGCAAAAGCACTTTTATTTGTTTCAATTCCTTTCGTATTAGCAACTCTTTATTTCGGAACAAAAGGAGGATATTATGACACCAAAAAGTATAAAGGAAACGGAACCGCACATTAGACAGCGGTATCACTTTGCCGCATCAGCATTTGTAAGAATGTGGGGACATAGTTCATTGCACGATCGCCGTATCGTAGAATTTTGTGAGGTATGGGCACATAGAATTGAAAATGCTCCATTAGATGATCGTGTAGTGGATCAATATTTTTATTATGAGTTTAAGACCTGGAGAGGATACTGATGGGACACTTTGCACGATGGGTTCTTGAAAATCCTTATACACTTGGATTTCTTGGTTATATTTTGATTGTGCTACCTATTATGGGCATATGGGCAATCCACAAATACAACTGGCAGCACTGGGCACCATTTGACAAGGGACATAAGGACTAGTATAATTAGTAGATAAGAAACGGGGCGTAGTTCAGCGGTAGAATGCTGGTTTTGGGAACCAGAGGTCACAGGTTCGATCCCTGTCGCCCCGACTCATAAAAAACTTTATGAAAATGAATCAAGAACTAAACGAACTTCAATCATTTACTATCGAAGAGTTTCAATCAGATTTTGATAATCTAATGGATAGAGTTGAAAATGGAGAATCTTTTATTATACGAGATGGACATAAAAGTGCAGTCATAGTTCCTTATAATGAAACCATAAAGTACGCAGTAGAATCGACAGTGGATGATGAAATGATACGTCTCCACACAGATCACGAAGAAGGATCTTGATTCAATTGGGGGTGTCGCATAAAGGTCAATGCGCTCTGCTTATAACGGAGTCATCCTGGTTCAAGTCCAGGCATCCCTATGGAGGTTTCGTGCCTGTGAAGAGGAAACTCTGAGGCTGTGTAAATCCTCCTCCTGCTGGTTTAGCAATCTGGCGAATGCAATCGACTCATAATCGATGGGAGGCGAGTTCGATCCTCGCAACCAGCACTTGACAGAATCTCTGTCAAACCTGTATAATACATAGGTCAACATTCAAAACAATGACTCTTACAGCAAAATTCAAGAAAGACGTTCAAACTCTTCGTGGTGCAGCAAACGGCGAGTTCTACCTTGATGTAAAGAATCCGAAACTTTTCAAAAAGGTTCGTCGTTATTATGAGAACGAAGGTGTGGTCTTTTCTGGAGATCCTCTTGATGATTATGAAATTTTGATGGAATACGTTGCTCAAGATCTTGAGTCTGTTGAGGTTGCATGAAAACTAAAGTTCTTCTGGAACGTGAAGGATATCGCTTTATTGAAGCAGGTATTCTTGAAATAAACGGCAAACCTGATTACCGTTTGCAAAAACAAAATTATTATACCAAACGCTGGAATGACATTTATCTGTTTGATAACAGTTTACAATGCTCTACTGCAATGGAAGATTTTGAATATGCAAAATGGTTAGATCCAGATAGAGTTCCTTGTTATGTAAGAGGCGATGAAGAAGACACGGATGGTCTATAACAGCACTGGTCGGGAGCAAACCCCTTATGTCTAAAACAAGTATCCTGAGATACATCGGGAACTTTCTCCTCCTACTTGGTTATCAAGTCATGTTATGGGGAGATTTTAAAAATGGTTTGATAATAAAGTTTATCGGTGGACTACTTGGTATTCCTTTTGCCATCAAACTCAAACTTTGGGATGTGTTATTTTTAATCGCATTCTTTGGTATTACCGAGATATCAAAGTTAACCCAACTTTTCTTGGTTTCTTAAAACCAAGTGGTGGAGTCAATATGACCCTATTGTTTTCTTGCTTTTCGCAAAAGCAAGTGGTGCGGATGGGACTCTCTCCCGCCTGGTTTCCAATTTCCAGTCAAAGAATTGGTGGCGAGCCTGAGTTACAAAGAGAGGTTTATAACCTCTCTTTTTTTTATATACATAGACATATGCGGTAATAATTAAATGGCACATCCCGAACAACATCAATTTGTTGAAAGTTTAAAAGTTGATAAACCAGATTTTTTTAAACAAAAAAAAGTTTTGGAAGTTGGAAGTTTAAATATTAATGGATCTATTCGTTCTTTGTTTGAAGATTGCGACTACCTGGGAATTGATGTTGGTCCAGGAGAAGGTGTTGATTTAGTTTGTCAAGGACAAGAACTCGATCATCCAGAAGAAACTTATGATGTAGCGTCATCTACAGAGTGCTTTGAGCATAATCCATATTGGACTGAAACATTTGAAAATATGATTAGAATGACCAAGAAGGACGGTCTTATATTTTTTACTTGTGCAACTGATGGTAGGCATGTTCATGGAACACGCAGCTCACATAGAGAGTGTTCTCCTCTAACAGTTCAACTTGCCGATAATGGTCATAAAGAATATGATAACTATTATAGAAATCTGACAGAAGCAGACTTTAGAGAAAAGTTTAATCTTGACGAACTTTTTTCCTCATATGAATTTAGTGTTAATTCCGTATCTTGCGATCTTTATTTTTGGGGAATAAAAAAATAGTTGCATAAAAATAATTTTTTGAGTATGATAGTAAAAATAATATTTGAAGATGAAAATAGGATTTAATTGTAGTTCATTTGATCTATTCCATGCTGGACATGTAACAATGCTCAAAATGGAAAAGGAGTTGTGTGATTACTTGAAGGTAGCACTTCAAGTTGATCCAACTATAGATCGTCCTGGAATCAAAAATAAACCAGCACAATCTGTCTATGAAAGATATGTGCAGTTGCAAGGATGTAAATATGTTGATGAAATTCTTGTCTATGAAACTGAAATAGATCTCTTAAATCTAATTAAGACTCAAACAATTCATATTAGATTTCTAAGTGAAGAATATAAAGATGTAGATTTCACAGGAAAACAATATTGTATCGATCATGATATTGAACTCTTTTATCACTTAAGGAGACATCAATATTCTTCAACTGAACTTAGAGATCGAGTCTACTCTCTTGAAAAAGAAAAGAGAGAGCTGCAAGAATTGATTCAGGCTCCTCGCCAATATTCTCCAGAACTTCTAGAAAAGTACGGTCAAAAATGAGTATTTTAGTCACAGGTGGCGCAGGATTTATTGGAAGCAATTTTCTTCACCATCTAGTTAAAGTTACCGACGAAGAAATAGTTTGTATTGACAAACTTACTTATGCAGCAGATTGGCACAATATACCAGATCCTATTGAGTTTTATACTGTTGATATAGCATTACAAGATGTTTGTGAATATGTTTTTTCCAAACATAAAATTAAAACTATTTTTCACTTTGCTGCAGAAAGTCACGTAGATAATTCTATTAAAGATTGTGCTCCATTTATTCATACTAACATCAATGGAACTGTAAACTTACTTAATTTGTCTATAAAACACAACGTAGAAAAGTTTATTCATATTTCAACTGATGAAGTCTATGGGTCAATCGACAAAGGATCTTTTACTGAGCACACAAATTACGCACCAAGAAATCCATACTCTGCATCAAAAGCAGCGAGCGATCATTTTGTAATGGCATATCATAACACTTATGGATTGCCTGTGAACATCACTAATTGTTCTAATAACTACGGACCAAGACAATATAAGGAAAAACTAATTCCACAAACAATCTTAAATATTCTTTCTGGAAAAAAGATTCCTGTGTATGGTGATGGTATGCAGATTCGTGATTGGTTATATGTTCAAGATCATTGCACTGCTCTAATTAAGGTATGGAAAGATGGTGCGATTGGAGAGAAGTATAACATTGGCGGTGAGTGTGAGGTTTGTAATATTGATTTGATTAAAAAAATTCTTAAGATTATGGACAAACCTGAAAGTATGATAGAATATGTAAAAGATCGACCAGGACACGATCGTAGATATTCTACAAGCATTTCTAAAATAAAAAACAGTCTCTTCTGGACACCATCATTTTCTCTTGACCATGGACTTCAAAAAACAATTGAATGGTATGAACGCAATCGGAACTGAACTTAAAGATGCATACATTCTGACGACTAGAATATATGAAGATAATAGAGGTTCATTTACTGAATCTTTTAATCTGCGTGAAGTTCAAAAAATTATTGGACCATATGAATTTGTTCAGGATTGTCATTCAGTATCGGCAAAGAATGTAGTGCGTGGTTTGCACTATCAAATTGAACATTCACAAGGAAAGATTGTTCGCTGTTTGTTTGGAGAAATCTATGATGTGATTGTAGATCTTCGTCAAAGTTCTGAATCATTTGGAAAGTGGATTGGTGTTCGTCTTATGCCAGGACCAACACAACTCTGGGTGCCTCCTGGTTTTGCTCATGGATTTTCTGTATTATCACCTACGGCAGAAGTTCTTTATAAAGTGACCGATTACCAACATAAAGAGTATGAAAGAACTTTGTTATGGAATGATTCTAAGTTAAATATTAACTGGAAAATTTCAAATCCGATCCTATCTGAAAAGGACAATAAAGGTTTGTCATTTGAGGAATGTGATAAGTATGAGTGATGTATCCGTTTTTGGAGCAACTGGATTTATTGGTGGACGATTTTGTGAATTACATGGTGGAATAAAAATTCCAAGAGAACAAAGAAATCCAGAAACAAATAATATTCTATATTGTATCAGCACCACAACAAATCACAATATTTACGAAGATCTTCATGTTGATATTAATACTAACTTAAATGTATTAATGGAAGTTTTGGAACATTGTAGAAGTGAAGATATTGTTTTTAACTTTGTAAGTTCTGGATTTGTTTATGGATCAGAAGTAATTGATGCTTCTGAAGAAGACTACTGTAATCCTAAAGGATTTTATTCGATTACAAAAAGAACAGCAGAGCAAATGTTAATTACTTTCTGCGAAACATTTGGAGTCAAGTATCGTATTTTTAGACTGGCAAATGTTTATGGAAATGATAAGAGCAGATCAATTAAGAAAAATGTTCTAGGATATATTATTGATAGACTTAAGTGTAATGAGGAAGTAAATCTTTATAATTATGGTAAGTTTAAAAGAGATTTTATATTCGTAGATGATGTCTGTGATGCTGTAAATTTTTTAATGAATAATTCAAATGTAAATGAGATTTATAATATTGGTACAGGAACTATTACAGAATTTGCAACAGCAATTGAGTATAGTAAAAATCTTTTAGGAAGTCAGAGTAAATTAAATTATCTTCCAAATGCATCGCCCGATTACTATATGAATGTGAATAAACTTCAAAATCTTGGATTTAAATCAAAGGTTGATTTGCAGACAGGCTTGCAATTCATCTGCAAATAATCTATACTATATACTAGGAGTGAATAATTTTTATGTCTGAATACACAAAGACTGCACTTGTGCTTGGTGCAGGTGGTTTTATTGGCAGTCATATGGTTCGCAGATTGCGTTCCGAAGGATACTGGGTTCGTGGCGTGGATCTTAAGCGTCCAGAGTTTTCTGAAAGTGAAGCGCATGAATTTGTTCAAGGAGATCTTCGTGATGTAGATTTTGTGCGTCGTGTTCTTGAGTACAAAGGACCGTTTAAAAACTTTTACAATTCAGTTCCATATCGGTATATTGAAACGTTCGATGAGATCTATCAGTTTGCTGCTGATATGGGTGGCGCAGGATTTGTTTTTACTGGCGAAAACGATGCCGACATCATGCATAATTCTGTCACCATTAATCTTAACGTTCTTGAGATGCAACGTAAGATGAATGAAGATAAAGGTGTCAATGCCACCAAGATCTTCTATTCTGGATCTGCTTGCATGTATCCAGAGCATAATCAACTCGATCCTGACAATCCTGATTGTCGTGAAGAGTCTGCATATCCTGCGAATCCTGATAGTGAATATGGATGGGAAAAACTTTTTTCAGAGAGACTGTATTTTGCCTATCATCGCAATTATGACATTCCAGTTAGGATTGCTCGCTACCACAATATTTTCGGTCCAGAAGGAACTTGGCAAGGAGGACGTGAGAAAGCTCCAGCAGCAATCTGCCGTAAAGTAGCATATCTTCCTGAAGAAGGTGGAGCGATTGAAGTTTGGGGCGATGGTAAACAAACTCGTTCTTTCTTGTATATTGATGAATGTATTGAAGCAACACGTCGATTGATGGATTCTGACTTTATCGGACCTGTTAATATTGGTTCAGAAGAAATGGTGACGATTAATCAATTGGTGGATACTGCTGCTAAAGTTGCTGGTAAGACTGTTACCAAGCAGCATAAATTAGATGCTCCTCTTGGTGTCCGTGGTCGCAACTCAAATAACGATTTAATTCGTGAGAAACTTGGTTGGGATTATTCTCAAACACTTGAGGAAGGTATTCGTAAGACCTACCATTGGATTGAGTCTCAGATTCTAGTTCAAGAGACAACTAGTAAATTATTGCAGAAAGTATGAAGGTAACTATTCTTGGTTCTGGTGGTCAGATTGGAGCGTATCTGACCGATTATCTTCGTGAAAAAGGACACGAAGTTACAGAGTTTGATGTTGTAAACGGTGAGGAGCAAGACCTCACCAAAATTCCTAACACAAAATTGATGCACGATATTCGTCTTGCTGATTTTGTATTTTTTCTTGCATTTGATGTAGGTGGATCTAGGTATCTGAAAAAGTATCAGCATACTTATGAATTCATCAATAACAACACACGAATTATGGCAAACGTTTTTCAGTATCTTGCTGAATACCGTAAACCATTTGTGTTTGCATCTTCGCAAATGAGTAACATGAGTTACTCTCCATATGGTGTTCTAAAGAGAGTTGGTGAACTATACACTCAAACTTTAGGTGGATTGATTGTTAAGTTTTGGAATGTCTATGGTGTAGAGAAAGATCCAGAAAAGTCTCACGTTATCACGGATTTCATTCGTCGTGGATTTGAAGAAGGTGAGTTTGAGATGTTAACAGATGGAACTGAAGAGCGTCAGTTTCTTTATGCTGAAGACTGTTGTGAAGGTCTGGAGACAATTATGAATTGTTACTCTAACTTCAAATCAACAGATCCACTTCATATCACTTCTTTCCGCAATGATTCAATTAAATCTGTTGCTGAAATGATTCAAGGTCAGTTTAACTTGATTGGTCGTTATAATGTAAAGATTAAACCAGGCATTGCTAAAGATAGTGTTCAGATGGATAAGCGGAATGAAGCAGACACTTACATTACCGATTGGTGGATGCCAAAAACCTCTTTGTCTGATGGTATTGCAAAAGTCTTTGATGCTATGAGAAAGGAGTATGAGTGATGAGGTATTCTGTATCTCACTGGGCTGGAAGAGTTGGAAATAATATTCAACAGACTGCTAATTGTATTATGCTTGCAGAACACCGTGAGCACAGTTTCGAGCAGAGACTAGACCACGATATTATTGGTAAGTTTGGTTATAACTTTGGTGAGGATGGACAGCAAGTTGAAGGAAAGTTTTACAATTGGGAACCTACCGTTCATTGTGATAATGGAACGTTAGAAGGTGGAAATGAGATTGGTATTAGCAAGGAACACGCTTATGCCAATATGAGAAGAGTGTGTAAGAATTTCATTTATCCTCATCTCAAAGTTCCAACGTTAGATCCACTTGATGAAAACACGCTTGTGGTTCACATTCGTGGTGGTGATATTATTGAACGTGAATATGAAAGACCTCACAACTATGTTCAAAATCCACTCTCTTATTATCTTGCTCTGATTGAAGACTTTAAGAATGTAATTATTGTTGCAGAACCTAATAGCAACAATCCTGTGATTCCAGAACTTCAAAAGATTGATCGACTCAAATTTCAATCACTTTCTGTTGCGGAAGATTATGCAACTCTTCTGGCAGCAAAGAATCTTGCAACATCAGGTGTAGGAACTTTTGCAGTTTCTGCTGCTCTGTGCTCTCAAAATATTAGAAATCTATTTACATCCAATGCATACTTGACTGAACACTTAAACTGTTCTATGCTATATGATACTGATGTGACTGTTTATGAGGTTGAATTGAAAGACTATATTCCTGTCTATCCATGCAGTTGGAAAAATGATGCTGAACAAAGAAAGTTAATGTTAGAATATCAATTACCAGAATGAAGATTTTTGTAACAGGATGCGCTGGACTTCTTGGCGCAAATTATACAAGGCATCTACTTGCAAACGGTCATAAAGTTGTAGGTATTGATGATCTCTCTGGAGGATACAAAGCATTTGTTCCTCAAGGAGAAAACTTTACTTTTGTGAAGTTTAATTTGGAAAAAAGAAAGAAAGTTGTAGAACTTTTTGAAGAGCACAAACCAGATGTGCTTCTTCATTTTGCTGCTTATGCTGCAGAAGGACTGTCTCCATTCATTCGCAATTTTAATTATCGCAATAATCTTGTTTGCTCTGCAAATTTGATTAATGAATGTATTACTCACAATACAAAATTCATCTTTACTTCTAGTATGGCTGTTTATGGAGAGCAAGAACCTCCATTCACAGAAGATAAAAGACCTCAACCAATTGATCCATATGGAATTGCAAAGTATGCTGTAGAGTGTGATCTAAAACTTGCACACGAACAGTTTGGTCTTCGTTACAATATTGTAAGACCTCATAATGTTCTTGGTGTCTATCAAAACATCTGGGACAAATATCGCAATGTAATTGGTATTTTTATTCGCAAGGCAATTAACGGAGAACCTATTCTGGTTTACGGTGATGGAGAACAGACTCGTGCTTTCTCCGATATTCGTTACTACATGGAACCATTTGATAAACTTCTGACTGATCATGACAATGAAATCTTTAACATCGGTGCAGACAAGTACTTTACACTGAATGAAGTTGCTGTTGTAGTTCAGAGCACTGCCAAGAAATATGGTTATGAGGTGCCAATTGAACATGGAGAACCACGTCACGAAGTTAAACATGCCTATTGTGATCATACAAAAGCAAAGACTGTGCTAGACTTTAAAGATGAAACTAATCTAGAAGAGTTGGTGGATAGTATGTTTGTATGGGCAATGAAACAACCAAACAGAAAAGTGAAAAATATGGAGTATGAGGTTACAAAAGACATTTACGATTACTGGAAACACTGATGAACGATTTTACATTTCCGAATTGCGGTAGATACTTTAAAAAAGACTTTGATAGACTGCGCCATCAGTTTGTTGGATCTGAAAACATTGAGAATAATTATTCACAAGCATTTCAAGACTTGTTTGTCTTGAGTATTTTGGATGGTAAAAAGAATGGAACGTATGTAGAGATTGGTGGCGACCATCCTGTTGTCATTAATAATAGTTACTTGTTAGAAAGTCAGTTTGAATGGAAAGGAGTTTCATTTGAACTTATTCAAAGTGCCGTAGATTTTTATAATAGTCTGCGTTCTAATCCGTGTTTGTGTGAAGATGCAACCACGGTAGACTACAAAAAGATTTTTGAGGACAACAATTTTCCAAAGCAAATTGATTATCTTCAGGTTGATATTGAACCAGCGCAACAAACTCTGAATGCACTGCTTCAATTACCTCATGACGATTATCGATTCTCTGTGATCACCTACGAAACAGATGTGTATCGTGATGGACCAGATTGTCAAGAAGAAGCGATGGAGTTTTTACTGTCTCGTGGATATGAGTTGGTTATCAGAAATGTAGCAAATGAAGGAAATCCATACGAAGATTGGTACGTTGATCCAGAAGTGATCGATGAAAAAATCCTATCTAAATTTAAGCAGTCAGGAAGACTTGCAAAAGAAGCAATCACTTGTGTATTGAGAGACTGACCAATGAAAGTATTTGACTCATTTATTTTCTTTAACGAACTTGATCTTCTAGAACTTCGCCTCAACATTCTAAATGATGTTGTGGATTATTTTGTTCTTACGGAATCTCCATTTACTGTAAGTGGAAATGAAAAACCACTTTACTATCAAGAGAATAAAGATAGATTTGGAAAGTTTAATGATAAGATCATTCACAACGTTACGGAAGAAATTCCAAATGACTTTAGTGACTATTTGGTAAAGAAACCATTTCATACTGATTACAGTTCAACAGACGAGAGTGGCACACGATATATTGATCTTCCTATTCGTTTTCAACGTGCTGTCTACAATCGTGAATGCAGTGCTTATGGTCTTGTAAAAGCAGGTGCGGAGGACAATGACATTGTGATGACAAGTGACGCTGATGAAATCATCAATCCATATGTCATTGAGGACTTGGATTGGTTTGATCCATCACATAATTATGTTGCACTTTGTCGTGCTTTTTACTTTAAACTAAACTATCTGTATCAGGAGAACTGGAAAGGAACACGTCTTTGCACATTTAAGCATCTGAAGTCCACCACTGTTGACCGTCTTCGCACTGATTGGAGACAAGCGTATCAGATTGAGGATGCTGGATGGCACTGGAGTTTTCTTGGTGATGCAGATAATGTTCGTTTGAAACTTGCATCATATGAACATACCGAAAACAATATTTCTTCTAACACTGATAATATGGAAGACAGAATTGTTCAAGGACTTGATCCTCTTGGACGTGCTAATCGTTTAGAAGCAGTAGCAATCGATGATACTTTTCCAGAGTACATTGTTCAAAATCAAGAAAAGTATGCTGATCTGATTAAACCATGGAACTGATTGAGGGAGTAGCACTCTCCAAACTCTGTGACTATTCTTTTGGTGATCAGTCTGGACGATGGGGAAACATCTATACTTCTTTTATGAAAGATGCAAACCTCACGAATGTTGAGTTTGTATCCAAGTTATTTGAGATAAAGAAAAGTCGTAATTATATGACTTTGTTTATTGATAATATTCGTTTATATAAAAGATATATTAAAGAGGTTAGTGAAGCAGATAGACCATATGTAAATTCACTTCACGCTCAAAGTGATTTGTTGCATCTTTGTGGAAACTTTCCAGATATGAGATTTATCATCTTCACTAATCTGGAAGATACTCCAATTGATAAGTATATCTTTGATGCAATACCTGATAATGTACTTTGTATTTCTGCAGTCAATGCTGTAGCACATGGAGGTAAAGTTATTCCTGCTCCGTATGGATTGCAACGAAGAATGTCTCCTGATGATAGACGGATTGAAGATATTACAAGTGCGATGAAAAAATTGCCTACCGATCCACCAGGACTTCTTTATGTGAGTCACAATGATGGATCACATGAGGAAAGAGTAGGTGTGAAAGATTTGTTTCGTAATCAGACTTGGGCAGAAGTTCATGATCAACGAGTATCATTTTCTGTGTTTCTCTACAACTTGTCACAATCCAAGTTTATGATTTGTCCAAGAGGAAATGCAATTGATTGTCATCGCAATTGGGAAGTCTTATATATGAGACGAGTTCCGATAATGAAACGTCATTCATATCTGGAAGAATTGTATAAAGATCTTCCTGTTTTATTTGTGAATGAATATTCTGAAGTGACTGAAGAACTTTTAAAGGAAAAAGATTATCTGTTTCAACAAGCTCAATCAATGAGTTTGGATCATTTGACTCTTCCAAACTTTTTTGATAGAATCGTTAGAGATAGTCTGTCTAAATGAATTTTCTTTGTATATCAAGTTATGATAATGATCTTGAGTGGGTTGGAAATTATCCAAATCCACATTTAATTTATGATAAAACTTGGAATGGTGGTTCTTACAAAGATGTAGTTGTTAAACCATCAGGACTGAAAGAAAAATATCCTCATTATAATATCGTAAATGCATCTCCAAATGGATATAACATTTACGATTATATGACTTTCATTCTAGATCATTATGATAACTTACCAGATGTTACTTCATTTATAAAAGGTAATACTGTAGGTCGTCATGTCACACAAGAATTTTTTGACAAGATCATTAACAGCAAATGTTTTTGTCCTGTAGAAGAATGGACTTTTCATGATTTGGATCAACCTGCATTGCAAAATGGATATGCAATGCTTTCTCCTGACGGTGGTTGGATGGAAACAAATAACAGCTGGTATTTGAATACTTCAAGTCATCCAAGCAAATACTTTAGAACATACAATGAATTCATGCAGTTTTGCTTTAAAAATCCTGTTTTGCCAAGGTATGTAAGATTTGCACCTGGAACAAATTATGTTGTTCCAAAAGAATACATTTTAAAATATAATAAAATATTCTATGAAAACATCCGAACATTTGTGAGTCATTCTCAATTGTCTGGAGAAAGTCATATGATTGAGAGAGCATTATATACAATTTGGATGTGTAATTTTGATGTTGCAGATACAATGAAGGAATTGGTAAAATGATTATCACTGAATTATATCATGGGCAAGGATTTGGCAATCAACTCTTTGCCTATGTGACAACCAGAATGCTTGCTCATAATCTTGGATATGAGTTTGGTATTTCTGGTCGTGAGAATTTAGGTGACCGCCGTTTTAATACAGAAGGCGTTCACTTTATGAATCTAGATTTAGGTAGAGAAGTAATTGGTGGATCAAGTCCTCCAGGTGGACCACCAGATGAACTTCCTGAAGGTATTGATCATCATTACTTTGAATATCGTCATGGTCTTCATACCGATTCTAGACTTAAAACAGATATTCGTTTGACAGATCAGAATCTATTTAAGATCAAAGACAATACAAAGATTGATGGATTGTTTCAATCTGAAGATTACTTTTATGATAAACTGGATTTGGTGAGAGACTGGTTGCGTGTCAAACCAGAATATGAACACGAAGATACCTATGGTGATAATGTCTGTATCATCAACTTTCGTGGAAGTGATATGATCGGCAATGCTGGTTGTTGGTTGCCAAGATCATATTATGATAATGCAATCAAAGCAATGGTTGCATATAATCCTAAGATGGAGTTTGCGATTGTGACTGAGGATGTTGCAACTGCAAATCAAGTTCTACCAGAATATCCTGCCTATCATGAAAGTGTGGCATGGGACTTTGTTGCAATTAAAAATGCAAAGCATGTGATTTGTGGCGCTTCCACTTTTGCTTGTTGGCCTCTTTGGTTAAGCGAAAGATTAGAATATTGTGTTGCTCCAAAATATTGGTTTGACTTTAATCGTTCTCAAGGATGGTGGTCTCTTGGTTGCAGCATATATAGTTATCCATCACACTACATGGATCGACAGGGGAAACTGTTTACTCCTGACGAATGTAGAGTAGAATGGGAAGAGTATAAGAAGACTTCAAATATCTATGAAGGTGATTTATGATTGAACTACCAAATGTAACACTATTTTGTATATCATCAAATAAAGTTCAGGACGCTATCAAAGTTCTCCAGTACAGTATGAGAGGAATTAACTTTGGTGCGGTTAAACTAATTACACATGAAGATCCAGGTAATCTTCCTGAAGGTATTGAGTTTTCCAAGTGTTATGAGATTAAGTCTATTCACGACTATAATTACTATTGCTTATATAATCTAACCAATCATATTGATACTGATTATTGTTTGTTGATACAACCTGATGGATTTGTGATTAATCCAGAGCAGTGGGATGATGATTGGTTTAACTATGATTATATCGGAGCACCATGGGCTCTTGCCGAAGATGCTTATCTTGATCCATGGGGGAAACCACATCGCGTAGGTAATGGCGGTTTTTCTTTCCGCAGTAAAAAGTTACTTGATGTTCCTAAACACGCATACATTCACTTTGATGTGAACTGGGGAGATTTTTACAAGCATATGAATGTTGGTTTCACATCTGAAGATGGAAACATCTGCGTTCATAATCGTCACATTTATGAAGCACTCGGTTGTAAAATTGCACCTATTGAAGTTGCAGCAAGATTTTCACACGAACGACCACTGCCCGAAACTCAAGGCATCAAACCATTTGGATTTCATTTCTTTCTTCCTGAAGGTACAAAACTATGATCGGACACAATCATCTTGGTAGGAATGGTCGCTTCGGCAACCAAATGTTTCAGTATGCAGCAACAAAAGGAATTGCTGCAAACCGTGGATTTGATTTTTGTATTCCACCAGGTCCAGTAAATGATGAAGAGTTTAATGACGAAGAAAATCAACACAAACTCTTTATGGCATTTCAACTCTCATCAGTCAAAGAGGTAAATCTGTTTCCTGCTCCATACCGACAGGAAGCAAGTTTTAATTTTGATGAAGACCTGTTTAATAACTGTGAAGATAACGTAAATCTTTATGGTTATTTGCAGTCAGAAAAATATTTCAAACATATTGAAACTGAAATTCGTAAAGACTTTATTTGGCGTGATGATGTTTGGAATACTTGTAAAGAAATCTATGATCAGATTATTCCTGATGGAGAAGCAATTTCTTTACATGTTCGCAGAACCGATCAGGTCGTAAAACAAAAGTACCATTATCTTCAGACTGATGACTACTTTAATAAAGCACTTGCAAAACTTCCTAACGACTTACCTGTAATTGTGTTCTCTGATGAACCAGAATGGTGTAAGACACAAGAACTTTTTTCTGATGATAGATTTTTAATCTCAGAATCAAGTGATAACATTCATGATATGTGTTTAATGTCAATGTGTCAGTATCACATTATTGCTGCCAGCACTTTCAGTTGGTGGGGTGCTTGGTTGGCAGATAGTAAGAAGGTGATTGCTCCTGCATCTTGGTTTGGTCCTGACTCTGGTTTAGATGACAGTGATTTAATACCTGAAGGGTGGGAGAGAATTGATGCCTGAAATTTCGGTATGCATTCCAACTTATGAATTTAAAGGTCAAGGAGTAAAGTATCTCACCGATATTTTTAACGGTCTGCGAACTCAAACGTTTCAGGACTTTGAAATCGTAGTATCAGATCATAGTAAAGATGATGTAATTCAAAACTTTTGTGAAGAGAGTAGCGAAGAATTTACAATCACTTACATGAAGAATCCAAATGATCGTGGATTTCAAGGATCAAATATTAACTGCGTCATGGAGAACGCGGATGGTAGAATTCTTAAGTTGATCATGCAAGATGACTTGTTCGTTAGTAATGAGGCACTTGAAAAAATTAAACAAGGATTTGATGAGACAAATTGTAAATGGTTGTTCCATGGATTTACACATACAACTGATGGAGTAGAAACGCATCGAGATTGTGTTCCTCGTTGGTGTGATATGGTATTAGAAGGACGCAATCTTTTAGGTAGTCCATCTTGTGTTGCTCTACTTAATGAAGCAAAGATGTATTTGGATACAAATCTCAAGTTACTTGTTGATACTGAATTTTATCATCGTATGAGAATTGAACATGGAATGCCACATATCATTCCAGATATTCTAATTGCTAATCGAGAACATGAAGACAGAACTAGTAGTGCAATGCAATATGACGCTAGGATAGAACATCCAGAAGGATCATGGTTGGTGGATAGTAAAGAAATTGATTATCTGATGGTGAAGCACAGAGACTTTTTTATCAGCGATAAGAGGTATCCAGATGAGAATTGATTTAACAGAAGCAACTTTTATCATTCCAATTCGTATTGAATCCTCTGATAGATTGCGGAATGTAATTACGTCTACTGCATTTCTTTTAGAAAACTTTGATACAAATATTATTATCAAAGAAGTTGATTCCGAATCAGTCTTTGAGAGAGACGCTCTTCCAGTTCTAAAAAATATTCTAGATGTAGATGTAAAAGTTAATCACATCTTTGAACAAAGTGATGAACCATTGTTTCATCGTCAGAAAGTTCTGAATGAAATGATCGCTGCAGCAGACACAGAAATAGTAGTTAATTATGATTGCGATGTTCTGCTTCCATTGGATTCTTATCATGAAGCATATCAATCAATTCTTCATCATACACAAGATGTGATCTATCCATATGGACAAGGAATGTATCAAAAACAAGTCAGAGCAACTGACGGAGTTGTCTCAAAATTTTTAGAAACAGGTGATTTTAAAATTTTAGATGATCATTCAGTAGAACATACTTCAGACTTTGGATGGGTACAGTTCTTTAATCGTAAGGTATATATTGCTGGTGGAATGGAGAACGAAAACTTTAAAGCCTATGCACCAGAAGATAAAGAAAGATTTTACAGATTCACAACTTTAGATTATAATGTAGGACGAATTAATGATTATGTTTATCATCTAGAACATGCAAGAGGTGAAAACTCTTGGTTCAGTAATCCACATATGCTTTCTAATATGCAAGAGTGGGAAAAGATTCAAACGATGAACAAAGAACAACTAGTTGAGTATTATTCAAAACAAGATTATCTAAAGAAATATGCTAGCATTTAATCATATTGGAAGTCTAGGACGACTCGGAAATCAAATGTTTGAGTATGCTGCAGTTCGTGGAATTGCAGCAAAACATGGATATGATTGGTGTATTCCTCCATCTGACAGAAAAGGAATTGAAAATTATAGTCTTCATGAATGCTTCAAACTAGCATCAGAAAGACATGAAGCAGTAATTGAGGAGTTTCAATACGTTCAAGAACCACACTTTCATTTTTCAGAAGAACTGTTTGAGAATTGCCCTGACAATGTAAGTCTTTATGGATTCTTTCAGTCTGAAAAATATTTCCAGCACATTTCAGATGAGATTCGTAAAGACTTTACATTTCATGATGAACATTTAGGACCATGTAAGGAAATGGTTAACTCCATAGAAGGAGAACCAATCATGCTTCATGTGCGCCGTGGAGATCCAAATCTTGTTGATCCTAGAGGATTCAAATGGTCTTATACTCAATGTGGAGACCAACATCCTGTGCAACCACTTGAGTATTATGAGAAAGCACTGGCAGAGTTTGATGATGACCAACCAGTGATTGTATTCTCAGATTCTGTAGACTGGGTAAAGGAACAAGAATTTTTCTCTGGCGATAGATTCTTAATTTCAGAACCACAGGACAAATATGCAGATGGTTCTTTTACACCATATGCTGATTTATGCTTGATGTCTTTGTGTTCTCATGCTATTATTGCTAATAGTTCATTAAGTTGGTGGGGTGCTTGGTTAATTTCCAATCCTCACAAAAAAGTGATTGCTCCTCGTATGTGGTTTGGTCCAGCATATGCGGACAAAGATACAAAAGATCTCTATTGTTCTGATTGGATTGTGCTATGAATCGCGTTTCAGATTACGAAAATTTAAAAGTTAGAATTGTTAATTGGTTGCAAGAGTATGTTCTAGAAAATCCAAGTGTTAAATCACTTGTAGTAGGTGTTTCTGGTGGAATTGATTCTGCTGTAGTGTCAACTTTATGTGCAGAGACTGGACTTCCTACTTACGTTCTTTCTATGCCTCTTTATTCGTCACATGATAATGATAAACTTTCTGACGATCACACAAAAGCACTAGAAGCAAAGTATCCTAACGTAACTAGAATTCGTGTAGAACTTTCTAGTGTTTATGATAAGTTTGTTCATAGTTTAAATTGGTGGACAGATACTAACGAATATACAAGTAACAATCTTGCCAATGCAAATACGAAGTCACGTCTTCGGATGGTGACGTTGTATCAAGTTGCTGGAACTGTTGGTGGTATTGTTGTTGGTACTGGCAATAAAGTTGAAGATTACGGTGTCGGATTCTATACTAAATATGGTGACGGTGGAGTTGATATTGCTCCTATCGCAGACTTGTATAAAACTGAAGTATGGGAACTTGGAAAACATCTTGGCGTAGATCAACGTATCGTTGATGCACCTCCAACAGATGGTCTCTGGGAAGACGGAAGAACTGATGAAGATCAGATTGGCATTTCATATGAATTGCTTGAGTGGGTAATGGAATCCGAAATTTTTGAGAATCATGGCAGTCCGCAAGATCTTAATATGTGGAAAGGTCAAATTCTTTCAGACGAGCAGAAATTAGCAATCAAACAATATCAAAAATTTAACACACAAAATAAGCACAAGATGCTTGCTATTCCTACATTTAAACTATGACAGTAACGATAGAAGAAGTTAAAAAGTTTTGGAATGACCGTCCATGTAATGTCCGACACTCTAACAAAGAAGTTGGAACACTGGAATACTTTGATGAAGTATCTGCTAAAAAATTTAAGGTAGAACCACACATTACTTCTTTCAGCAACTTTTCAGAGTGGCAAGGAAAGAAAGTTTTAGAGGTTGGTTGCGGTCTTGCGACGGTAGGTATTAACTTTGCAGCATATGGTGCAGACTATACTGGTGTAGAACTGTCAGAAGAAAGTTTAAATTTGGCTGAAAAGAGATTTGATGTTTATAATCAACCTGGAAGATTTTATTTGGGCAATGCAGAGCAACTTTCTTCTTTCGTTCCTGTGGAAACTTATGATTTGATTTACTCTTTTGGTGTCATTCATCATAGTCCACATCCAGAAAAGATTGTTTCTGAAATTAAAAAGTATATGAATGAGAATAGTGTTCTCAAGATTATGCTTTATGCAAAGAACTCTTGGAAGAACTATATGATTGATGCAGGACTGGATCAACCTGAAGCACAATATGGTTGTCCAATTGCAAATACCTATACCAAAGAAGATGTGGTAGAATTGTTAGACGGATATGATGTTCTCTCTATTGAGCAAGATCATATCTTTCCATATCAAGTAGAACCATATAAGCGTGGAGAATACATCAAACAACCATGGTTTGAAGCAATGTCTCCAGAAATGTTCAGAACACTTGAGAAAAATCTTGGTTGGCACTTACTGATTACCGCGAAACTAAAATGAAAATTGGAGTTATTGGCGCAGGAAGACTTGGCATTTGCTTTGCTCTTCTATTGGAACAGGCAGGATATGATGTGATTGTTTCTGATGTCCGTGATGATTATGTTATTGGACTGAACAATCGAATCATTAATACTAGTGAACCAGAAGTTGCAGATCTTTTGGATGATGCAAAAAATTTCACTGCGGTTCTTGATAATGTTGAAGTGATTAAAAACGCAGATATTATCTACACATTGGTAGCAACTCCATCTTTGGCAGATGGTAGTTATGATGTAAGTGCTGTCTGGAAAGTGATTGATGATATTCAGTCGTGTGAGTTTCCACTCAACAATAAAAGTTTTGTAGTTGGATGCACAACCAATCCTGGTGATTGTGAATTGTTCCAGACACAACTGAATCCATATGGTGTGGATGTTTATTATAATCCAGAGTTTATTGCACAAGGATCAATCATTAAAGATCTACGCCATGCTGATATGGTTTTGATTGGTGGTGATGGTGAGAGGTTGAATGATATTAAAGAAATCTATTCCAAGATTCAAGTCACAGAACCTCATGTTTATACAATGAGCACGACTGCTGCTGAACTGGTCAAACTAGCAGTCAATTGTTTTCTCACTACCAAAATCAGTTATGCTAATATGGTTGGAGAAGTGATGACTCTGGCTGGATTGGAAACTGAAATTAAAACAGTTCTGAATGCAATTGGTGCTGATAGTCGTGTTGGATCGAAGTATTTGAATTATGGATATGGATTTGGTGGTCCGTGCTTACCAAGAGACAATCGTTCTTTTGCTGCTTATGCAAAAAAACTTGGACTTGAATATAACTTGGGAATAACCACGGACGAGTTCAATAATGAACATGCAAGATTCTTGATGGAATACTTTATCAAGAAGAATGTAAATAATCTTCCATTCTGTTTTCACTATATTTCTTATAAGGAAGGAACAGATATTGTTACAGAAAGTCAGCAATATCGTTTGTGTTTAGATCTCTTGGATCAAGGATATAAAGTATATGTTGTTGAAGACTATGTAAAATCTCAATGTGATGATAGAATTATTTTCGGTGTTCCATGTGAAGAAGTATTTTGGATTGATTTATGAACGAACTTCTAGACAAAAATAAGTCAGCATATAAACTTAAAGGAATTGGTCCAATTTATTATTTAAATCTGGATGGTCAACCAGAACGTAAACAATACATGGAGGACCAATTTGAATATTGGGAAGTTACTAACTATACACGCATTTCTGCACATGATGGACGTGAAGATGATTTAAGTGATATTCTTGTCGGACGTTATCCTGAAATGATGTCATCAGGAGAAATCGGATGTGTTACAAGTCATCTTAAAGCAATTAAGCATTGGATGGAGACATCGGATAGTCCATATGCAATCATTATGGAAGATGACTGTAATTTAGATTTAGTTAAATATTGGAACTTTTCTTGGAACGATTTTTATGCACACATTCCATATGATTGGGATGTTGTGCAAATCGCTATCATATGCACTGGAGATATT